GATGACAATACTCCAGTAGAACCAATAGATGTAACCCCATTTTTGCAATCTATTAAATCAGCAACTTCATTAGAGGATTTAAGAATTAAATACATTACAGCAGTTAAAGCCTGTAAAGGGGATAGCCAAGCCTTAACTTCTTTAGAATTTGCTAAAGATGATGCGAAAGCTGATTTGGAGGATTTATCACAAGAAGTTGAGGATAATAATGCCTAAAGAACTTAAATCTGAATGGTATGCTCGCAACTTCTTTTTTTCTTTAACTCCAGACGAATGGTCTTATGAAGAATTGACCAACTATTTGCGAAAGCAAGAAGGTACTTTTGACGAAATGGACTTGGACTGTGAATCTTTAGCAGTATGGGAGCCGTTTGAGGACTATAACCCGTCATGGGTTGCTGACCAGATGGATATGATGGTGCAACAGCTTTCTATGCTTTTTAAGGAGGTGGTATGAAAGCATTTCCATATAACCCACAATTTAACCCTCAACACAACGGCATGGATTTGCGTGATTACTTTGCGACTAAAGCTATGCCATTAGCTTTCAAAGTTTGGGAAAATTATCATTCAAGTGAAGAAAATGACGATAGTTATAAAACAAGCAACTTTCAGGCTGATAAGAATTATCAAGAATTGATTGCTAATACTGCTTATCAAATGGCTGATGCAATGATGAAAGCTAGAAAATGACTACTTTTACGACAGAAGATAGGCTTGCCGCCCAAAAAGTAATTCAAGGCACAGACGAATGGAAAAGAATTAAATTAGGTCATGTATCTGGTAGCTCTATTGCTGATGTTATGGCTAAAGGTAAATCTGGAGAAGCTATTACACGGAAGAAATATAGAACCCGAATAGTAGCGGAAAGGCTTTCCAATGAAATTATGGAATCCTTTTCCAATCCTTCTATGGAGTGGGGAGTTTTACAGGAACCTTTTGCTAGACAGGCTTATGAGGTTGCACAAGAGGTTTTTGTAGATAAGACGGGTTTCTGGATTCACCCAACAATTAAATGGCTTGGGGTCAGTCCTGATGGTCTTGTTGGGGATGATGGCTTAGTTGAAATCAAATGTCCAAACACCACTACTCATATAGACTATTTAGATGCTGGTGTAGTGCCAACAGAGTATTACAAACAAATGCAGTGCCAAATGTGGGTAACCAATAGGGAATGGTGTGATTTTGTCAGCTATGACCCTCGTTTGCCTGAAAGAAATCGTTTATTTATTAAGCGGTTATATCGGAGTAATGACACCATTGCCGATATGGAAGTAGAAGTAAAGCAGTTCTTATCAGAGGTTGAATCTTTAATTGAAAAACTAGGAGGTAGTAATGGCAACAGTTCGCTATGAAGTATTTACAAAGAATGGCACTTATAAAGACAATACGGGTGCAGAGAAAAATCGTTGGTTTAAAATGGGAGTATGCTTTCAGAACGATAAGGGGCAACTATCCATTAAAATTGATGGAACTCCTGTAGGCTGGGATGGTTGGATGTCCTTAATGGAACCCAAACCTAAAGACGGCTCTAAGCCAGCAGTATCAGTAAGCAATATAGACGATGATATTCCTTTCTAAGATTTACGGGCGAAAACTGCATTTTGTTACAAACTAGGTCGTAAAGCCACCTCTTAGCCAGTAATAGTAGCTGGTGTTTAGTAACATTTTCCATCTTGCAATTAGTAGCCCACCTTCTATGGGGTGGTGCAGTCCTGTATGACTAAAAACTACTAATCCTTTTCGTAGTACCACCCCACCCAATACCGAACCAAATTAGTTCGTTATTAAATATAGGTTGTATTTGAAACGAATATATGCTATAATAGTCCTATGGGATGCAAAATTGTGTTCCATGTAATTGCTCTTTAAACCTATGAAAAGGAAATAAGATGAAATACATATTAGATATTAAGCGTGATGTTGACCCAGATGGTGATGCGTATTTTTGGTGGTTGCCATTCGGCTTTAGATTTTCAGATGATTTAGTTCATTGCAGAGGATATGACACACTTGCTGAAATACGAAAAGCCGCAAAAACCGACGTTATTCCATGCGATTGTCAAGATTGCAAAAGTAATATAGAAGAATTAAAAGCAAAAGAAAAAGCATTTTTTAAAGAAATGTTGAAGTAATAGAAAGCCCCGAAAGGGGTTTTTCTTTTAGTACCGAACCTTTTTATATGGTCTTTAAAAAAAAGTTTTATTTGTTACAAATACTATCTTATAATACTTGTATGGCAATTAAGCCATATACGAAAAGGAAATCAAAATGAAATTCAACACTCTTAAAATCCCACTTTGGGTAGAAGTATTAGCAGTTGTCATAGTAGGCATTATTTATGGCTGTATGTTTGGCTTGTCAATTTAATACGAAAAGGAAATAAAAATGGCACATGAACTAACAATTAGAGAAGATGGTTTCGTTGAAATGGCTTTCGTTGGCGAAACTCCTTGGCATGAATTGGGTCAGTCTATAGATGAAAATTCTTCTATAGAAGATTGGCAAAAAGCGGCTGGTATGGATTGGGAAATTAAATCTGCCCCAGTTCATTACGAGGTCGTAGACAATAACGAACATCATAATTTGGAAACTTTTAATAACCAAAATGTTCTTTATCGTTCTGATACTAATGCCCCTTTGTCAGTAGTTACTAACCGCTACAAAGCTGTCCAGCCTAAAGAAGTATTAGAGTTCTTCCGTGATTTGGTAGACGAATCAGGCTTTCGTATTCATACTGCTGGCACTCTTAAAGGTGGCAAGCATCTATGGGCATTAGCAGAAACTGGCAAGTATGGCGAAATCACTAAAGGTGATGGTGTTGGTGGCTTTCTTTTGCTTTCAACTTCATGCGACAAGTCTTTAGCTACTACTGCCCGTTTTACTACAGTCAGAGTGGTTTGTAATAATACTTTAACTTCTGCTGTATCTGATAGAAGCCATTGCGTGTCTTTAAGCCATGTTTCTGTCTTTGACCATGAAGTAGTTAAAGCTAAACTAGGGACGGCAGTTCAATCTTTTGGGGCTTTTTTAGAAATGGGTAAATACCTTCAAAAGCAAAAACTGGATATTTTTCAAGCCCATGAATTTGTCTTGGAACTTATTAAACCCGTTAATCAGGTCAAAGCAGAAGATTCTACGAATAACCGCACTTACCGCAAAATTATGCAATTATTTGATGGCGAGGCTAAAGGTTTTGAACTTGCTGGCTGGACTAAGTGGGGAATGCTTAATGCAGTTACTGAGTATTACGACCACCATGCCCCAAGCCGTTCTAATGATGCTCGTTTAGACAATGCTTGGTTTGGAATGGGTAATTCTATGAAGGATAGAGCAGTTGCTTTATTAACTGCTTGACAAGTAATACTTGTGGAGTATGATAGCCCTCATCTAACACATGGGGGCTTTTTTATGTCTAATGCCGTAGTCAAGATTCGGGCAGTATTTGAAGCCCAACAGAAACCTCTTACTTTGCGTGAGATAACCGCCAAAGCTGTCGATTTGCTTCCCAACGAGGCTAGCATGGGACTATGTTATTTAATGCGTCAGCGGTATGTTAAACGGGAACCAACGGACAATACGACACCTAAAAGCCGTAAACAAGTATGGCTTTATACATATTCCCCAACCAAAATGAGTAATCTATGAAGATAGAACAGGTAGCGATTGAAAAGTTAATTCCTTATGCCAATAATGCTAGGATTCATAGTGATGAACAAGTAGCCCAGTTAGCTGGTGCTATCCAGCTTTTAGGCTTTCGTGACCCAGTAGAGATAGATGAAAATAATACTATTCTTGTAGGGCATGGACGGGTATTAGCGGCTAGAAAACTAGACATGGATAAAGTGCCTTGTATTCGGCATGACAACATGACAGACGGGGAAAAGAAGTCTTATATTCTTGCTAACAACAAGATTGCCCTTAATTCTGGATGGGATGAGGAACTCTTAAAAATTGAATTAGAAGGACTTTCTTCTGCCGAATCTCTTGCTACTGGCTTTACTACTGACGAAATAAACCTTCTTTTTAGGGCTTGGGATAGTGATATTGAAAAGATGGATGGAATTGAACCGAAAGATTCACTAGCGAAAGAAAAAATTTATATTGCTTGCAACCCAGAAAACAGAGATTTCGTATGGGAAAAAGTAACCAATTTAATTGATTCTTTAGGGCTAGAAGATGTTGAAGTCTCCTAAGTTAAACATACTTGTTGCTTTCCCTTATTTCAAACAAGGAATTTTTGACAATTTAAAAGCCCGTGACCCAAGCACTTTTCGTTTATTTGTGGATTCGGGGGCTTTTACTGCTTGGAATACGGGAAAAGAGATTTCTTTAGAGGATTACATGAAGTTTCTAAAGACTATTCCTTCTGAATGGGACTATAAAGCTGTCCAGTTAGATGTATTTGGCAATCCAGAAGGCACTTATGTTAATTACCATAAGATGCTGGATGCTGGCTTTACGGATATTATGCCTGTATTTACTAGAGGTGATATTCTTGAAAGGTTAGAAGAATTCTATTCTTATACGGATTACATTATGTTTGGTGGAATTGTAATTGGTGGGGAAAATACTAACTATGTAAAATGGTTTTGCGAAGTAAACAAGGAAAGACACGCACATTGGCTAGGCTTTGTGAATGTTCCGTTTATTAAGCATTACAAGCCGTATTCAGTAGATAGTTCTAGCTTATATTCTGGGCAACGCTTTGGAAATCTTCAATACTATGTTGGTGGTGGCAAACTTAAAAGCATAAATAGAAAAGAATTTTATAGAAAGCCACCTCAAACTGTAATACACTATCTACAGAAGTCAGGATTTACTAATTCGGAAATTGCTTTACTTGCTAGCCAACAGGCTTGGGAAGGTGGGGCAACTCCATTTAATGGTAAATCTATTCGAGGTCTAGCTAGCTTTATGTCGGTAACTAACCATGTAAAACGAGCAATAGAAGTAGAACGAAACTTAGGAACTAGGATTTATCTTGCTTTGGGCAATGAATCACAGATTAACAATATATTTGACTCACTTCACTTGCTTCAATCTAAAAAACTTGTTTAAAGGAAAACCATGAGCGATACCAAAACCTTAACCCTACTGGGTGCTACTACTACAGATTATTCTTCCGCCTACAATCCAGAAATTTTGGAAAGGTTTGAAAACCAATTTCCCCAAAATGATTATGAAGTGGAACTTGAATGTCCTGAATTTACTCATATTTGTCCAAAGACAGGGCAACCAGACTTTGCCAATATTACTATTCTCTATCAGCCAGACCAATATTTAGTTGAAAGTAAGTCTTTAAAACTTTACCTATTTGGTTTCCGTCAGCATGGTTCTTTCCATGAGGATTGCGTTAATACTATTGCTTCTGACCTTTATAAGCTAATGGAACCAAAATGGATAAAGGTAAGAGGAGATTTTATGCCTAGAGGCGGTATTTCAATCAATCCAACAGCCGTAATCGTAAAGGACAAAGAAAATGTCTAAAGTAATGGTAGTTTTATCTGGTGGGCAAGATTCCACTACTTGCCTATTTTGGGCAAAACAACATTTCGATGAAGTTCATGCTATTACTTTTAATTATGGGCAAAAGCATCTTCGGGAAATTACATCTGCTAAGAAAATAGCAGAAATGGCTAAAGTAGCATCCCATCAAGTAGTAAATGTTCCCAATATTCTTAAAGGTAGAAGCCCTTTAACTAATCCAGATGAGCAGTTAGAGGAATATGAAGACTACGAAAGCATGGATAAAATTATTGGGGACAGAGTTGAATTAACTTTTGTACCAATGCGAAATGCTTTCTTTTTAACTATTGCCGCCAATTATGCTTTAGAAAAAGATTGCTTTGACTTAGTTACTGGGGTTTGCCAGCAAGATAATGCTAACTATCCAGATTGCCGTCAGCAATTTATTAATAGCCAAACGGAAACCATTAACGAAGCGTTAGGGATTACTAACTTTCGCATTTTAACTCCTTTAATGGATTTATCTAAAGCCCAAAGCATTAAGTTGGCTATGGAATTAGATGGATGTATGGATGCTTTGGCTTACAGTCATACAGCTTATGATGGCAAATACCCACCAGTAGGCAAAGACCATGCCACTACTTTAAGGGCACAAGGATTTGCCGAAGCTGGAGTTCCAGACCCTTTAGTGGTAAGGGCATGGGAAGAAAAGCGTATGGAATTGCCAGATACCAAAAATTACAACAAACTTAGGAATAAAAAATGAGTGCATCTGAATCCATTAAAGGCAGAATTCAGCAAGGCGAAGGCACTTTTTTTGCTAATGACAACATTTCAGACTATTTAATCGAAGGCGATATAGACCGATTACAGTCTGAGGTAGAAGAAAAGATATTAGAAGTATTAAAAAGCCTAGTAATTGACGTTGAAAACGACCATAACACCAAAGAAACTGCTAAAAGAGTAGCAAAAATGTATTTGAAAGAAGTATTTAAGGGTCGTTATGACAAGATGCCTAAAGTTACGGAGTTTCCCAATGCTAAAGAACTTGACCAAATTTATACTATCGGTCCTATCACTATTCGAAGTGCTTGTAGCCACCATCTTGTCCCGATTACTGGTAGGGCTTGGATTGGTGTTTTGCCTTCTGATAGGGTTATTGGTATTTCTAAATTTGTTCGTCTTACAGAGTGGGTTATGGCTAGACCCCAAATCCAAGAAGAAGCAACAGTCCAATTAGCAGATTTAGTAGAAAGAATGATTACTCCTAAAGGGTTAGCTGTAGTTGTAGAGGCTACTCATCAATGTATGACATGGCGAGGAGTTAGGGAATCAGAAACCAAAATGACTACATCCGTTATGCGTGGTACTTTCCTTAATGACCCAGATTCAAGGGCAGAATTCTTTAGGCTTATTAAATGACATTTCTATCTACTAAAACTTTTGGACATGATTTAGGTATTTCTTGTGCTTTTAGACAATGGAAAGCAGAAAGTCATTGTCGTTTTGTTCATGGATATGCTTTAGCTTTTGAATTTTGCTTTTCAGCAGAAGAACTAGATGTTAGGAATTGGGTAGTAGATTTTGGTGGACTTAAAGGCTTAAAAGCTATTCTAGAAGATACTTTTGACCATAAATTAGTAGTAGCAGAAGACGACCCACAATTAGAATATTTTAAGCAAGGACATGAATTAGATGTATTAGACCTTGTAATAATTCCTGCTGGTGGGTGTGAAAAGTTTGCCGAAATGGTCTTTGAAGTAACAGAACAATGGCTTAATGATGCTGGATTTGCCCCTAGATGCAAATTAGTTTCCGTTCAAGTTAAAGAACATGGTGCAAATTCTGCTATCTATACCAAATGAAAATGAAATTTATTAGTTGGGAAGAATTTGATATTGCTTTAAACCAAATGCCTAAACCTATATGTGATAGTTTTTATCCTATTCCTAGAGGTGGACTTGTCCTTGCCGTTGCTCTTTCTCATAAATGGGGAAAGCCAATAGTTAGTAGACCTACTAAGTTATCTATAATAGTAGATGACATAGCAGATTCAGGAAAGACATTAACACAAGTTAGATTAAGGTATCCCTACCCAGCTTATGTATTAGTTAAAAGAGATACTTGTAATTTAGGAGCAATTACATCAGCAATAACTATGAAAGACGAAGATTGGATTGTCTTTCCGTGGGAAAACAAAGAAAAGGCAAAAGAAGACTATGACAACTATATATCCCGTAAATGAAGTATTTGAATCCATCCAAGGAGAAGCTAGCTTTACAGGCACTCCATCTGTCTTTATTAGATTGCAAGGCTGTCCAGTAGGCTGTTCTTTTTGTGATACTAAGCATACTTGGGAAGTAAAAGAAGAAAAAGTAATGTCTATTAAGCCCATGCTTCAAAAAGTAGAGGATTCAGAAAACTTTGCTTATATGCACCTAATGGACATTCTTATTATGCTTAAAAACTACAAAGCCAAGCATATCGTCTTAACTGGTGGAGAGCCTTGTCTATATGATTTAGAAAACCTAACAGGCTCTTTAATTGCTAATGGATATAGTGTCCAAATAGAAACATCAGGCACTTATGAAATTAAATGCCATCCAGATAGCTTTATTACATTAAGCCCTAAAATCAATATGGCTGGCAAAATGGAAGTATTACATGGTAATTATTTATTAGCAGATGAGATTAAGTTTCCAGTAGGCAAACAAACAGACATTGAAGTAATAAAAGAAAAGGTATTGCCTTATGCTCGTAAAGACCCTTCTATCTGGTTACAGCCATTAAGCCAAAGCAATAAAGCAACTGCCTTATGTATTAGAGAGGCTACTAATAACGGATGGAAGATAAGTATTCAAACCCATAAGTTTATTGGAGTTAGATAACTGCCTACCCTACCTACCTATACTAAATGTGCATCTTTAGGCTGTAAGAATACTAAGAGTAAGTTTAATAGCTTCTGTATAGAGCATGGTGGGAGGGATGTCTATAAAGAAATTAGAACAAAAGAAAGAGATGCCTTTAATGCTATGTACCAAACTAAGCATTGGAAACAATTAAGAGCATCTCAGTTATCAAGACAACCTTTATGCCAATCATGCCTATCTAGGGGCATAGTTAATAGTGCCAAGCATATAGACCATGTATTTCCTTGGAGTTGGATAGGGAAGGATGCCTTCTATAGAAACCTATTCCAATCCTTATGCCATGAATGCCATAGCCATAAGACAAGCATGGAACAAGATGGTGTCTTTATCTATTACTTAATAGGTAATAAGCCTATAGAATATAAATTAATTGATTACCCCTTGGTAATGGCAAACAATCACTTATAACCCAAAGACGGCTAATAATAGCTAGAAACTTAAAAAAAACCGATTCCGAATACAGCAAACGGAGGATACAATTACCCATGTGGTAATTTGAGAGAGGGGGGTATAATAGTTTCCAAAAGCATTTTCCAATTTTAAATGGAATTTTTTGAGAAATAAACCCAAATTTTTAAAGCATAAGGAAAAACTTCGAAATGAATAAAAAGCCACCAGAGCTTCATGTCGTTGATGGAACAAAATCTAGAAACGGAACTATCACTCCTCTCCCATCTAGCATTAGAAAACGAATTCCGAAAGCCGATTGGCTAGATAATCCTAAGGCTTGGAATAGAGATATCTTTATGGAAGAAACTGCTGAATTTCTCCACACAGTCTATGGCATAGGAAACGATGTAGATAAACACGCTTTGTCTATGCTTGCTACTCACATTGAAACTTATGTCCGCTGTTGGGAAGGAATGAAGATTACAGGAGTAATAACAAACTTTAACAATGGGCAGACAGTTGGACCATCACCTTATCTATCTGCTATGAACAAAGCTACTACTTACATTATTCAATTAATGAATGAATTAGGGCTTACCCCTAGAAGTCGTTTAAGTGCTGGAAAGATGGAAGAGGATAGTGCTGTTGCTAAATTTTTAAAAGGACCATTTGCTTCGTGATTTGGGAAGATGGACTAATCTATGCACAACAAGTAGTTAAAGGCGATATTAATGTTTGCCGTGATGTTCGTCTTGCTTGCCAGCGTTTCCTTGACCAAGTAGAAAACAAGGCTTGGGAGTGGCAATTTGACTGTCGTGCTCCACAGCACGTTTTAAACTTTGCATCTTCTTTGCGTCATACAAAAGGACCACAGGCTGGGCAGTCGATTGTTTTGGAGCCATTTCAAATATTCCTTATATGTGGGGTATATGGATTTAGAGGCAAGAAAGACTTAGAAAGAAGAATGGTAACAGATGTAATACTATTCATTCCTCGAAAGGCTGGCAAGTCTACTCTTACTGCTGTAATAGCACTCTATGAATTACTTTGCGGTGAATCGGGTGCAGAAGTCTTTACTCTTGCTACCAATAGGGAACAGGCTACTATCGTTTTTGATGCCGCCAAAGGCTTTATCGAAAACATGGACACAGACTTACAAGTCTTATTCAATGCATCTAAGTATGAAATAAAGAAGTCAGGCGATACCCAATCTATGTTTAAAGCCTTGTCTAGAGATACTAAGAAAACGGGAGATGGTAAAAATCCTTCTTGTGTCATTATTGATGAGGCGGCTCAAATTGTAGATAGGAACTCTATTGAGGTTCTACATTCGGGAATGGTAGCAAGGCAAAACCCTTTACGGATTTATATTACAACTGCGAGCTTTACTAAAGAAACCAAGTTTTATGAAGATATGTCTATGTACCAATCCATGCTACATGGTGAGGCTACTGACAATCCTAGATGGTTTGGATTGCTTTATGGACTAGACCCAGCGGACGATTGGCGAGACCCTGATATTTGGGCAAAAGCAAACCCCATGCACGGAATATCCGTTTTTGAAAGTGCTATTCAGGAAAGGGCAATCCAAGCCCAGCATAAGCCAGCCGCTTTAAACGAATTCTTATGTAAAACCCTTAATATCTTTGTATCTGCCAATAGTGCTTGGCTTGATAGGGAATACTGGGATAAATCAGTAATACCAGAAGAACGGGGAGAACCTGAAGCCGTCTTTATTGGCTTTGACCTTGCCGCTACCCGAGATTTAAATGCTGTATGCACATTAAAACGATATGGGGAGTTAGACTATGAAGCCGAATTCCAATTCTTTCTTCCAGAGGCTGGGTATGAGTTAGTTCCTAAACACTATTCTGACATTTTCCGTGTTGCAGTGCAATCAGGTATCTTAAAGCTAACGGAAGGTAACGTAATGGATGACAGGGAAATCTCTGAATACATCAAACAACAATGCGAAAAATATAATGTAAAAGAGGTAGGTTACGATGCTTACAATGCGGCTAGTTTGGTTGCTAGACTTCATGATTCTGGTATCCCCGTTAAAAAAGTGGGTCAAGGTATGGCTGTATTGTCCAATCCTTCTAAATACGTTGAAAAGTTAATTCTTAACTATCAAATTAAGCATAATGGTAATCCTTTTGTAGGATGGCAACTTGGAAACTGCGAAGTCTATGAAGATGTCAATGGAAACATCAAAATCCGTAAAAACGAAGCTGACAAGTCCGCTAAAGTTGATGGTATCATCGCTTTAATCATTTCAGCACATTGTTCACTAGATAATCCTTTTATATCAAATAGTTTTGGATTTCGGTCGTTTTAATGTAAGATAAATAAAATTTCGGAGGAAAACATGGGTATTTTAGATATTTTTAAAGGAAAAAAAGAACTTCAAAAAGAGTCAAATACCCTATTCGGACAGACTCAGCTTGGTAATAATGTCATTTATCAAGGCATGGCTGGCAGACAGACAGTTTCCCAGCAATTACTGTATGTAACCACAGGAAGCTCTACAACGGCTGGTCGTGTTGTAGATATGTCCGTATTATCTAGAAATTCAACAGTAATGGCTTGCGTTGGTTCTAAAGCAAGGGCAATATCCCAGCTTCCAATAAGAGTTCGGTATAAAGCGGATGATGGGGCTTATGTAGATGCTATCGAATCTAGCGAAGTAGGTAATCGGGATAAAGCTAAAGCCAAGCAAGTTTTAAATCTTTTAAACGAACCCAATAATTTTCAATCCAGATATGAGTTCTGGTATCAATGGTCTATGTGGCAAGACCTTGCTGGCGAATGCTTTACCTTATGGTGGAGAAAAGAACAAGCCGATTCTATGGCTACTCCTATTGAAATGTATAACCTAGATGCGACATTAATAACTGTCCAGCTAACCCCAACCCGTTACCCTTCTTATAGATTAACTACTCCTAGTTATGGGTTTAATAAAGATGAACCTTTATCAGCCCATCAAGTAATGCACATTAGCGAAGCCGCTTGGCAAGGTGTGGCGGGCTTTAATAAAGGCATACTTGCTTCCGAATTAATTGGGTTAGACCAAGATATTGACCTATATGCTAACTTTGTTATGCAAAACGGGGCAAAGCCTTCTGGATTATTTCGTACTGACCAAGTAATACCTGATGCTAAGTATAAAGAGATAGCTTCTAGGCTTAAAGAGGCATGGTCTAGTATGACAGGCAGTAGAGTTACCGATTTATCAAAGCCTGGACAAGGAATGCTACTTGACCAAGGAATGACGTTTGAAACAGTAGCTATGTTAAACCTACAGGATGCTGATGCCGCCAATTTAAAAGTCCAAACTATGAAGCGGATTTGCGGGTTATTTGGAGTACCGCCAGCTATGGTTGGTATTCAGGACATGAAATATAATAATACTCAAACTATGATGGACGAGTTCTATAAGAACACTATGGCTCCGATGATTGAGAATATTGAGCAAAAGTTAAAGCAACATCTATTAAAAGGCTACCCAAATCTAAGTATTGAGTTTGATACTAAGGATTTCTTACAAGGTGCTCCTCTTGACCAAATGCAATTTGTAACGGCTGGAGTATCTAATGGTATTATGACCCCAAATGAGGGTAGAGAATATCTAAACTTACCCAAAATTGATGGTGGCGATGAATTAGTTGCAAAATCAGCAAAACAAGATAATATACAAGGAAATTCACCCCAAGATACTGGTGGTGGAGGTGGTAACCAAAAACGGACTATGAATATAGGCAAAACATGAATATATTAAACCGTGTTCTATCAATATTTACTTCTCAAATTAAGAGTAGTAATGTTACACTTCCAAAAAAGAATACCAAATCCCCAAAAATACAAGATAATAATCAGGCTATTTCAAATGGGGCAATAAATGAAAAATCTAACTTTAGTTTGCGAAGCAAAGGTAACGCTGGAACAGCAAGTAAACGAAGCACAACAACCAAGCGGAAACCTTGAAGCCCGTGTAACTACTTGGGGTGCCCGTGAAGGTGCAGATGGTAGGAAATTTAACTACCAACCCGAAGGATTTTCAGATTGGGCTACCGAATTTGCAGATGCTGGTAAACCCTTGCCTATGTTCTTAAATCATAACGATTTAGGTATGCCAATGGGTGAATGGAACGAATTTACCTTTGACGAGGCTGGAATGACAGCTAAAGGTCGTCTATATATGAATACTCAAGGTGGTTCTGACCTTTATTCCGTATTAAAAGAAAGCCCCGATATGTTCGGTGGAGTTTCAGTAGGTGCTTATGCAGAAGAAGCCGCTATGGTGGATGCAGACGGCAACCCAGCAAAAGGAGAAGAAGGTTTCTTCCAAATTACTAAAGGTGGTTTGCGTGAAGTGTCAGTAGTAATGTATCCAAACAATCCAGCCGCAGAAGTTATGAAGCTAGAATACTTTGACTCCGAAGGTCATGCCAATCCCCGAATTATCGAAAAAGCCTTGCGTGATGCAGGACTTTCCCGAAAAGATGCGACCACCGCATCTTCAATTCTCAAAAAAGTGCTTGAACAGCGTGATGCCGAACCAGAACTTCTAGAGGAAGCCCCACAACAAGGTGAACTTGAAGCGGTGGTCAATGAAGCCGATTTAATTCTAAAAGCCCTTGAGGAAAGAGAATTATTGAAGGCATTATCTAAACGCATCAAATAAAGGAACTATCATGTCCGAAATTATCATTGAAAAACTAGATGCAATCGAAGCTAGTAATATTGCTAAGATTGAAGAAGTTAAAGCTGACACAGTAACTAAAGTAGATGAAGCTAAAGCTGAATTTGCTGAAAAAGTTGCCGCATTAGAAGCTAAAATTTCTGAAGTCCAAGCACCAGCACTAATCAAAACTTACAAATCAGTAAGCCAAGAAGTTAATCGTTCTGTAAAAGAACAATTAAAAGACTTCTACACTAAAGGTAATCGTGTAGAAAAAGAAATCAAAATGTTTGAATCAGTAGACCAATATGATGCTTTCATGAAGGAAACTGGCTCACAAATTGGTAACCCAGCGGGCTATGGTGGCGGTTATGATGTCGGTGGTCGTACTGCTTATGACCCTGTATTCGTTCCATTGCGTTTGATGAATCCAATGCGTGGTGTTTCCCGTTCTGTTGCTACTGATGGTTCTGTTTATCAGTTCCGTGCTAAAACAGGAAATGCTGGTGCTCAGTGGGGCTATGAGATTCAAAACAATGGTACTCCAACTACTCAAAATACCAATATCTGGCAATTAGTTTTGCAAGATTTGAACGTACAGTTCCCAATTCGTACAGCCGCTTTGGACGACATTGATGGTTTGGAAGGTAATGTAGTATCAGATATGCTTGCTGAATTTAGTCAAGTAGAAGCACAGTCTATGATTCAGAATGACGACCAAACAGATTCACCTAATACATACGGTGGAACACTTGGTTTGCGTGGTTTGAACCAGTACGGCGGTGCGGCAGTTTCTTATACTCCTGGTGCTATTACAACTGCATCTTTTGGTACAAGCGGTATTCTTTCAACCAATGGTTTGATTGAACTAGCTACTTATGACCAAATCGTTACCAATGGTTCTACTGTTGGTGCGGCTAATGTTCAGTATAAAGACATCGTAAACTTCATCTACAATTTGCCACAACAATATTGGACACCTACAGCTAAGTTTATTGTTAGCCCAATTATGTTGGCACAGATTCGTGGCTTGACTGATGACAATGGCACTCCAGTATTTGAACGTATGTCACCAATGGAAACAGAAGGTATTGTTGGTCGTATGCTTGGCTTTGATGTTGTTGTCAATAAGTATCTTGACACTCCTTCATATGCTGGTGTAGATAAGGCTAACCTCTATCCAATGTATTTCGGTGATTGGCAACGTGGTCATACTATCGTAGACCGTTTAAATATGGTTCTCCGTAGATACGACCAGACTCTCCCAGGATTTATAACTTATTTTGGCGAGAAGCGTTTGGCTACATCCGTAGTAGACCCTTTCTCCATTATCCGTTATCGTTCCACAGCAACAGCTAACGACTAAGGTTCGGGGGAGAAATCCCCCACCTTTTTTTAACTTATTTGGAATTTAATATGAACTTAATTCTTGAAGCAGTAAAGACCGCCATTAAAGATGGTGAAGCCACAGTAAACCTTAAAGAGGCATCTACGCTTACTGGCTCTGGTTCAGGAGTTGGTGGTCGTGTTATTTATGATGATGCTTTTGCATCTTTGCGGATGGCAAATCCTATTCGTGCCGCTGGTGCTAGAGTAATTGACACTATTGGTTCAGACCAAGCCTTTGTCGTTAAGACGGGTAACGTAACTAACATTCAACACTCTACGGATAATCCGTGGGGTTATAGTATTAACAATAACAATGCTACGACTGGTATTGCCAGTGCCGTATGGCAAATTTCAGTTAAAGACATCAACGCACAAGTACCAGTTCGTACTGCGGTAATGGATGATATTAATGGAATTGATGCTTCTATTGTTGGCGATATTGCTTTGGAATTTGCACAACAAGAAGCACTTTCAATGATGCTTAATAATGATGCTACTGGTTCAGGAACTGTGCAAACAGGTGCAACTTTGGGCTTGCGTGGATTAAATTATTATGCTGGCTCTACTTCAGCCGCTTCTTTTGGTTCTAGTGGTTCTGCACTAACCAATGGCAGACATACCATGCTACAAGTAGCACAGGCTTCCGCTAGTGCCGTTTCTTACAACGATTTGGCTAATTTAGCTGGTGCTTTGCCAGCCCAATATTGGACAGACCCAACTACTTGCTGGATGATGCACCCAACGACCATTAAATTGTTGCGTGAACTGGTAACTACTACTTCTGGCATTCCTTACTTCTTAGAAGTAGGTGATGAGGATGGTGGTGCTGTTGTTTATATGTTTGGCTTCCCAGTAATCCCTAATCCTTATATGCAATTAGCTGGTTCTGGTAATTTTCCAGTTTATTTAGCCGCTTGGAATCAGTTTGTAACGATTGCAGATAACGAACTAATGAGTATCAAAGCATTCGAACAGACCAAACCAGGATTTATCACTCTTTTTGCTGAAAAACGGGTTTGTTCTACTGTCCGTGATGTATTTGCTGGTGTACGTTTAACTCATTCATAAAAATGACTATAGATACCGTTACAGGTGGCTCTTGGCTGGGGACTACTAGAAATCCGTTTAACTATGAAAAGGTTGAACAGATTACTAGAGATATTCAAACTGGATGGCTTACTCTTGATGAATTAACCCAACAGTTAAATCTATTTCAAGACGAAAGCCAAGATAGTTATTTAACTGGACTTGAATTAGCGACCCGTATGGCTATTGAGGACTACTTAGGTATGTCTATATTCCCAATTAGCTACAAGGTCTACTACGGGGCTATAGGGACTTCTGGGACACAAGCTAGCTTAGACTTGCCAGAGGTATCTCAAGACTTTAGAAATACTACTGGAACTGTTATTAATTCAGTAGGCTATTGGAATGGAAACACTCCACCTGTATTTACTCTTTTAGCAAAAAGCAACTATTTCTATGACCCAACAGGAAATAAAGTGGTTGTTACGGGTATCCCTAATGCATTAAATACAGTAATAACAAACCCAGTTGTAGTTACTTATACAACTAATGCCAACCCACTTGCACAATATCCTAATATCAAACAAGCTGGATTGTTGCTTTTTACCCACTTATATAATAATCGTAGCAATACTTCTGCTGGAGTTTTACATGAAATTCCATTTGGGGTAGCCCAACTATTAAGACCTTATAAGCCACTGGTGATGTAAATGGCGATTACCCGCTATGAAAATATTGTAGTTAATAACGTAACCAACGGGGTAGATGATGTTGGTGAATACACTACAACTATTACGGAATGGTTTAAGACTAGGGCAAGGATTAAAGATGTCCATAATAGTTTAAAGATTTCTGAGAAATATCGGATTTATTCGGATTTAGTGAATTTGACCCTTAATTACACTCCTTGGACAAGGCAGATGGTAGATAGGCAAGAACTATATTCTATTACTTGGCGAGATATGAACTGGCGAATTACTGACTGTTTTGAAACGGATGACAGAATGAATGTTACTTTCCTTTGTTATCGAAATGACCCAGAAGTGCCAGTATGACTCAAAACAATCCATTAAATTATGTTAAGGCTATTCAGGCACAGCTTGTATCTATAGTTACTCCTATTCCCGTTTATCAAGAATTTAACCGTAATTGGGCTACAGAACCAAAATTTGTAACTTGGTCGCTTAGAAATATCCATCAGCCCGTTTATACAGGCTCTACCCAAAGTGTAAAAGGCATAGATAGACCTATTTTTCAAATGTCCATCTTTACCAAAACATCTACTGATGCTTGGGATATATGTAATACCGTATTACAATCATTACATGGTTATACGGGGCAATTTGGAGGCTTAACTGGCTTTTGGATTGCTAAAGCAGATGTAGATGTGCTTTACAAGACATACGATAATGAGATAGGATTGCAACAAATCATTCTGGATTGCACCCTAGATATTCCAGCATAAGATAGAATTTACTTAACTCTTTGAATTGAAGGAATAAAAATGGCTAATATCAACGTAGTAATCCCAGGATTTTCGGCATCATTATGGTGTCAGGATACATCCACTCCTACTGTCTTAACCAATGCTCAACTTGCTTTATGGTCTAGTGTAGAAACCATTATTGGTACTACTGTTGGCGGTTTAGGTACTGATGGTGAACAGCTTAATGTAGAGGCAGTTCCAGCTTTCGGTCAAGATGATGCAGTTGCATCTTTCATGGTTGCTGGTAGCCGTCAATCGGACAAAATCCCTACACAATCTGCCCCAACTTCTATGACAATTACAGCCGCTTGGAATCCTTCTGATGCTGGTTTGTTATTGATGCGTGCCGATTCTGAATCGGGCATTATTGACCGCACTTATGTTATTGCTTTTGTTTCTGGCGAAAACACTACTACTTATGCTTTTAATGGTCGTGTAAGTCAGTTCCATATTGATGCCCAACCTGGAGCAGAAGCTAAATGTGTATTCTCGGTACATCCC